CCTGTTATATTAGGGAATCCTGCTCCAGAAGAAACTCTTTTTTCTGATACTAAAGCTGTTGGTGTACTATCTGACAAAAATTGAATAGCAGTTATCACCATACCTTTAGGTGGAACTACTGGCTTTGCGACATTGCTAACGACACTACCTAGCTGCCCAAAGTTATATGATACTGCGCTTGAATTTATACTCATTTTATTTTTGTTTTGTTTTTAATTGTTTAAGTCAAAACCACCTAAGTTGAAATCACCGTCAACTATACTATTACCTGTTGACTCAAAGTTTTTAGGTGGTTTGTCCTTTTTTCTTTGATCAATTAATTCAGATTGTTGAGATGCTTGTATTTTTGTTCTTTTATCTTTACGATCTTCCTTTTCTTTCTCTCTACCTTTTACACCAGAAGTTTCCATTTGTTTAAGTTGTAAGTTATACTGAAACTCTAATTGCATAAGCTCTTTCTTAGCAAATACTTCTTGTTCCATTTTTTGAGATTCTAACTGAGCTTTTAATTGCTCAAGCTGACTGTTAATTTGAATAAGTGATTGTTGTTTTTGAACTTCGGCTTGTGCTGCCACTTGTTGTGCTTGTGCATTAGCATTAGCTTGTGCTTGTATGTTTTGCTGCTGCATCAACTGATCTTTTTCTATTTTCTTTTTCCTCCTTATCTTAAGTAGTTGATTTGCGAGTTTAACATTTTTAATTTGTCTTAGATCTATAGCATCTTCAAGGTCAATACCTTTTTGAGCTACAGCTACCTGTATGTTATTCTCAAGCATACCTTTCTCTTCTTCATCAGGTTCTAGCTCTATGAATATACCAAAATCATGTATATGCAAATTTTGTAGTTCATCTAGTGTGGCTACATTATGAACCCCTATGCTTTGTATAAAAGCTTCTCTTGTAGGTGAATACTCTAAAACATCAGATATTCTAAGAGATAAACATTCAGCAGTTTCTGCTGTTAAAAATAAACCAGACTGAAGTATGTGTCTAGTTGCTGTGTTTGAGTTTGCTGCTGCAAGTTTTTGAACACCTACCAGAGCATTCTTGTCAGGACTACTACCGTCTCTTGCTTCATTCAATCCAGTAACATCCCTAATCATTTGCATATAATAGTTATATGTCTGTATTAGTGTTTGCATTTTAGCTCCACCATTACCACTAGCAATTTCTTGAATTGGTACTTTACCGGGATTCATATCCCCATCAGATGTTAATGACCTACCTACGATACTACCAGTTTGGAAGAACATGTTTAATGCCTCTTGCGGATTGTAATTAGTACCATTACCAAGATCAACTTCAGCTATACCATCAGCATCTAAATAAACACCATCAGGTATCATTCTTGACATAACTTGTTGCAACTTCAAGTGCGTCAACTGTATCATATCAGCAAACCCTGTAATCCTACCGACTAAAGATTCTATCCTACCTTTGTAAAGTCTAGGTGCAACAATAGAATAATTCATTTTAACCTTAGAACTATCACTTTTGGGTCGCATCATGTTTGTTGCCATCTCCCACTTAATAAGTTTTTTAGTACCAAGAATTAAAACTCCTTCATACAGGACTTCTATAGATCTAGATATTTTTTCAAAGTTAGAATCTAAAACTTCTACAGGAGGGTTGAAGGTGTCATCCTTTACTAAAATTTTTGATGCACCCGTTGCAGTCTCTTTTATTTTGTACACTTCATTCATGTACGTTTTATAATTAAAGTAAAGAACATCTATTTGATTGTTATCACTTTGATTATATAAAGCTCTTGTGTTGGGTATTGCAGTGTTGTTAGGTTGTTTACTTATTTCCTCTAACTCTTCTTGAGTCATGTTAGGGAACTCTCTTTTGAGTTCATTAATAGGTATAGTCTTTATCTCACCTGCATAATATATGTCTTCAAAATATGGAGAGTCAGTGTAAGAGTAAACTAAGTTAGCAGGGTCAACATACTCAATCTTAATTCCTTCAGATTCAGTAAAAGTATTTTTGACACAACCAATACCTATTACAGTAAGATCGTAATAAAACCTTTTCTTTACAAGCTCATATCTATTTGAATCAAACAATACATTTATAGCTTGTTCTTCTGCTATCTCTATTGCTTGCTTGTAAGTTAATTGCATGTGCAGTGCAAGCTCCTCCTCTGAATCTGGTAGCTTTTCTTCTGGAAAGTTAGCTATGTCAACTCCAAACGCTTGTTTTGTAAAAGCATTTAATTCTTTAGTTCTCATGTCAGCCAAAAGGCTTTCCATGTATTCAGTTCTTTTACTTATTCCATAAGGATCTTGAGAGTAAGCCTTTACATCGTAAGTTCTATCTGCAATACCGTTAACAACAATATCTACAAACTTAGGTATAATGGGTACTGGTTTCCAGTCTAAGTTTAAATAAGATAGATCACCATTAATGGATAATTCATCTTTATACTTTTGAATAGATTGTTCACCTCTAGCATATAATCTTAATCTGTGAAAACTGTCAAAATTAGATTTGAACCTATCATTCCCATAATCAGAATGGTAAAACCATTCGTTCTCTATAGCTTTGGCTACTTTTAAACCATAGTCTAGACTCATCTTTTCAAGATCACTAACTACCTGACTTGGGAAATAACTTTTAATACCTGATTGAGCCATATTATTGTTTTATTAATTTAGATGAGCTTCCTTCATTGTGATACTTAGAAAAGCCAATATTAAATTTTGTTTTCTCTCTTTTTACATTTGGGGCATAAAGATTTCTATTACAAGCCATTACAGCTAAACCACTACTAATAGAAGCATCAAATTTAGTTCTGTTATTTATATCAAACCTTGACCAATCATTTAGTGTTTTATTAAAATACATACTTCCATGATCTCCGTCAACAGTCATACCAACGTGCTCTTGAATATACATTTCAATAGCAGCTGCGTGCGCTTGTTTTATGTCTTCACTAGAGTTTGGAATTCCACCAATTTCTTTTTCTGTAGTTGATAGCTTGTTCCAAATCTTATCGGGTCTATTCATTGAATATCCTCTGTACCCTCTTCTTTTTAAATAATATAAAAGTCTTGGTTTGTTGTTTTCTGCAAGGATTGGCATACCGTAAAACACAAGTGACATCAACACATCTTCAAAAAATATTTCTGCAGTTTGAGGTCTAGCTATGTACTCTAAAAAGAAATGATTTGGTGGAGCATCTTCCATAGAAAACTTAGTTAATCCATGCAAAGCCCCCTTAGATCCCTGACCATCTACAGTACCTGATATATCATAACTGTCACACCCAAAAGCACCCATGTGTTCATTACCGGGTTTCTTACCTATAGCTGTTTCTATTACTTTATTTTGTAAATGAGATTTTGGTATCCAACTAACACTAAATCTACCTTTTGTATCTGGGTAAAATATTACTTTAGAATCTTTAATACCACTCACCCATTGAAAATTACCAGTTGTTATACCAGCTTGATTATTAACACCTTCGTTATAATCTATTTGTTGGTATATTTTAGTTAAGTTAAATATACTGTTTTTTGTTTCATCCCTAAAAGCATGTTCTTCTGTTCTAGGGAATTGCCTGTAGAATTCATTTAAAGCATCTGGATCATTTTTTAATCCATCAACTTCATTTTGCCAATGCTCTAATATACCAATATCTATAATTTCTTCATAAACTCCTTTAACTTCCGTTTCAGGTGTATCAAATACTGGCTTACCATATTCATCAATAAACCCTTCATAATTCCATTCCATAGGAATAAAAAGGCTATAAAGCCCAGAGCTAGTTTGCCCATTTCTGTTTCGTTTATTAACATCGGAATCTCTGTATAGTTTTTTAAAATTTCCACCACCTTTGTCTAATGAGTTAGATGTACTACCCATCATGCATTTTCCGATTATTCTACTACCTAATCTTAAGGTTGTTTTCGTAACCCTCCAGTTGTTGAGTATGTTGTTTGGTCTCTCCCATTTCCCCGATTCATCATGTACGAGGAGTTTAAGTTTCTCTCCATCATAGGAGTTGTCACCGGTGTTCTTCCAGTCGATGGTGGTGTCCAAGCCTTGTAAATCTTCTGGTTTGTCCGTACTCGTGATACTCCGTCTGGTAAGCTTTGATGCTGGTACTCTGAACGCAAGTTCTGTTTTAGGTCTGTCCATACCGTCTTGGATTGGCTTGAAGAAGAACGGGTAGTTAACTGAGATTGGCACG